TATCTTCAAACTTTGTCATGTTGTTCCCCTAATCTGCCAAAGGGTTATCTAAAGCCCTCTGTAATTTACCCATTAGTCTGTCTTCTAATTCTTTCATATCGGAGTTTTGTGACGTTCTAACACGTTCTCTCTGATTTTCAAAGCGAACTTCTGCTGCATCAATCATTGCCCGTATCTTGTCTTCGCTCTCACGAACCATATCTTCAATGCGGTCTGTTTGTTGTTCAATTCGAAGTATGTCGTCTTTTAGACCATTTTTAATGTCTCGTGTGTATTCAACACTTTCTTCTACTTTGTCAGATATGCCACTTATCTTAGCGTCAGACACATCCATTTGCTGTTGATACTCACCAAGGTCTAACCCTGCAACCGCCTCAATCTTTTGGTATAGGACGAAGCCACCATACAACCCACCAACCACGCTTGATATAAATGCGAGTATAGCCATGATTGATCCAAACGACATCTTAACACCGCCAGCTTTAAACTCACGGTCTTCAAGTTCACCAACTGTTGTTAAATCCACCATTAGTTTTCAAAGTCCATTTCACCGTCCGCTTGTTGTAGATTTTTTAACGCTTCAAGTTCGTCTCGTAGCTTCTGTACTTCTAATCTACGCTTAGTTAATTCTATTTGATAAAGATCATCACAATTTATACGTGAACGAGGCTTGTCCAACGGAATAACTATACGAGCATAT